CTGTGATCGTGCGTTGTCAATGCGTTGTTAACCGACAGCGCGGAGACGGCGACGGCGAGTGCTGGCGCGGGCGGTCGGGTCCTTGGCGTGGAACTCGGCGGCGGCGAGCTCGGCCTGCGCGTTGCGCTGGTAGCGGGCGACCATCCGGCCGTCACGCCAGCGGCCGATGTGTTGGACGGTGGTGTCGTTCATGCCGTGGCGCTTGCCGTTGATCGCCATCCCGCGGCGGAAGGCGTGCACGGGCAGATGGAGACCGAGGGCCTTGCCCCGCCGCTCGAGCATCTCGGCGATCGCGCGCGGCTTCAGCCGGCCGTCGCCGGCGGTGGTCGCGCGGCTGCCGACGAACAGGGCCGGGGAGGGATCGTCGCCGCGGCGGCGCACGTACCGCTCGATCAGTCGGCAGGTCTCGGCCGAGAGCTGCAACGTCTCCCACTGGCCGGACTTGCCGAGCACGTCGAGCGTGGCGTTGTCGAGGTCGAGGCGGTCGAGATCGGCGCGGCAGACCTCGATGCCGCGGGCACCGGAGCGGTACATCAGCGAACACATCGCCGCGTTGCGGCAGTCGAGCACCTTGCGCCGATCGAAGCTGGCCATCAGCCGCTCATAGACCTCATCGGTGATGTGCGGCGTCCGCTTCGGATCGTGCGGTGGTTGGCCGGGGCCTTTCATGCGCGCCATCGGGTTGCGGCCGTCGAGCTCGGACTCCTCATCGAGCCAGGCGTAGAGCCACTTGAGGAACTGGTAGTCCTTGACGAGCGTGCCCTTGCCGACGACGGCGGCGCGCTCGCCGAGGAAGGTCGCGCAGTGGTCCTTGTCGGCCGAGATGAGATCGACGGGCTCATCGAGCCGGCCGAGCCAGGCGTGCCAGCGGTTGAGGACGCTGATCGCGTTGCGGCGGTGATGGTCGGTCCAGTCGAGGCGGTGGGAGGCGACGAAATCTCTGATCAATGGGTGGTCGGCTTTGGCGGCCATGGCTTGCGGGGTCCTTTCGGTGTGTCATGCAAGGTGATGCATGAATGCCACTTGCCGAGGTCCCGAAAGCGCCCCGGTCAGGGCCGTTTATGGCCTCTGACCTGCACCTTTGAGCGGATGACGAGATTCGAACTCGCGACCCTCACCTTGGCAAGCAGGCCCATGCATCATCCTGCGCAGATATGAGTTTATCAGAGCTTTCGTGAGTTGCGACGATTGATCATGAGTGCTGTAGGTGATGCATGAATGCATGCGACAATGGTCACGCGCCCGAGTCGTGACTCGGTTAACGGAGCTGGAGGATTCTCGGCTCGGGTGCGCCGTGGCGGATGGCCGGTCATGCCGGAACGATCCCAGAGGCCTCCAGGACGATCCCAGGGCCGCGGTCAGTCCTTTCCGGCCGGATCATGCACCGGGCCGTCCCCCGGTCGGTCTGGGGTCGTTGTGCGGCGAGCTCGTCGGATCTCACCACCGAACATCACGGCCACGGCGCGCACGACGCGCAGGGTGGCGATGGTCGCCAGGATCGCACCGACGACGAAGGCGCCGGCGAGGTCGATCTCGTGCCAGTCGATTCCGGCGACCAATCGGATCTCAGAGCACGAGCAGGGCGACGGCCATCAGCGCGAGGCCGGCCGGGATCAGTGCGCCCTTGGATCGGTCGGGGGTCTGGGTGGTGACGATCATCCCGGCGAGCACGAACAGGATCGCCGCGATCAGCAGCAGCCAGTCGGAGAGATCGTCATGGCCGGAGTAGAGGGCGGCGATCATGCGAGCACGTTCCCGAAGTCGGCTCGACTCCAGACCTTGAGCGCGTCACCGGTCGGGATCGGGCCGAGCAGTGCCATGCCGGCGAGATCGGCGAGCCCGCAGACGTACGGCGGCACGCCCATGTTCTGATAGGCGAGGAAGCGGTTGTACTGGAGCGGGTCGTTGCCGTCGACCCACTCGCACCACGGGATGAAGATCCGCTCGCCGGTCGAGCCGTCCGGGGCGGTGGTGGTCTGGGTGATCTTGCAGCCGAGGAACCGAGCATTCGCTCCGTCGGGGCTGATGATGACAAGTTGCACGTCTTCCTCCGTGTCGGGTGGTCGGGGCGGTGGGTTGTCGATCGAGCGACTCCAGCATTCGTCGCGGATGTCGTCGAGGTTCCAGGTGCCCGAGGAGTTGATCGAGCGCGGCACCCATGAGCCCTGCACGGCGGCCGCCGTGGCCGGGTCGATCTTGCGGTCGGTCCATCCGGCATGGGAGATCACATCATCGGGCCGGTTGCCGACGTGAGCATTGAGCGCATTGGAGCCGGCGAAGTAGGCGTCGATCTGCACGCTCGGCCAGATCTCTCCCACGCCATTGTTGGCGACTTCGATCTGCCACCCGCGCGTGTTGCCCGAGTCGAGTGGGATCGTGCCTCGGCTGAAGGATGCCGGTCCACCCTTGCCGGCACAGTTGGAAGCGCCCGCTGCCACCGGCCAGAACACGCCGTTGCGATCGAGCAGCAAGTTGCCGACGGGCGCGTCGTCCGATCCGTTGATCATGAAGCTGAGATCGTTCGCCGGGTTCGTCGCGCTCGCGGTGTGGTGCCAGAACACGGCCAGCGGTGGCGAGGGGAAGCCGCCGCTCGATCGCGCCCGCCGTTGCCATCCCTCGGTGATCGAGCTCTCGGCGGTGGCGCAGCCCGCGGCGCGCAGCACGTCGAGCATCTCGGCGTAATAGATCCCGGTCATGCCGACCCTTGTCGTCGGAGCCAGTCGAGCAGCGCGGCGATGATCACGATTCGCACGGTCTGCTGGTTGAGGTCGAGGTCTCCCAGCGGCCGACCTCGAGCCCTTGGTCCTCACGCAGGCGGTGCAGCTTGCGGGCGACCTGCTCGGGATCGGCGGGCTCGGTGTCGGCCGCATCGTCGGGATCGAAGTCGCCGAACTCACTCATCGTCGGCATCTTCCTCGGGCTCGGGCTCGGGCTCGGGCTCGGCCGGGATGGTCTCGACGACGGGCACCTTGTCGGGATCGACGGGCTCGGTCGGTGTGTTGCTCATGATCACCTCCTCCCTCACGGTTCTGGATCGGGCGGCCAGTTGGCTTGGACATTGGCGAGGATCATCCCGTCGGTGACGACGGCCGGATCTCCACCGGGGTCGGGGTTGCCGGCAGCGAGTGCCGAGGCGTAGGCGTCATTGACATCGGCGGCGGTGACGACGGCCCACAGGATCGGCGCGATGTTGGCGGTCGGGCCTTGGCGCACGAGCTTGGCGTAGGCGCTGTCATAGACGGCCGGGTTGCGGAACGCTTCGGTGGCGACGGCGGCGGTGATCCGCTGCCCGAGCGCCGAGTCGACGCTGGCGTCCCAGGTGATGGAATAGGTGGTCATGATGCTGCTCCTTGGGATCAGGGAAGGGAGGCCAGGGCGGGCCCGAGGTCGGTGACGACGAGGCCGATCGGGTTGTATTGGCCGCGCTGCCACTGCGGCTGTGAGTCGCCCGAGTACCAGGTCTTAAACGCCTCGAAGCGGATGGCGACGAGCTTGGTCGCGGTCGCCCGCCAGATCGCAGTGAGGTCGGCGGAGAACGGAATGCTGCCCGCGGTCATGCGAACGTCCTTGGTGTTGGTGGCGAAACCGTCGACGGTGATCCACGCCGTCACCGAGCTCGGGCTACCGGTGCTGGTGTAGAACACGGTGCCGATGGCGTCGATGCGGTACCAGTGACCAATGATGACGTTGACGCTGGTCTGGGCGGCAAGGACCGGCGGGTTGGTGCCGATCGCCCCCGAGTTCCAGGCGCCATAGGTCATGTAGGCGTCAATGATCTGGTTCGGCGCGCCTCGGCGGAGATCCTTCAGCGCTGAGCCGACGATCTGGGCGATCGGAAGCTCGAAGGTGCCGACCGGGTCCTGGGCCGGTGTCGTGATCGCATCCCGATAGAGCAGCTGAGCCGTGTTGGCGGCCGGATCGAAGCGGACGACGACGAGCCCGTTGGCGGTGACGGCGAGCACCTGGTCACCCGTGAGCTCGCAGAAGGCGCCATCGACCCAGGCGACGCCGGACTTGACTGTCAGGTTCGGATAGGCGAGCGACGGGGCGAGCCCACCACCGAAGTCCATCAGCACGCCGGTGTTGACCCAATGACGAGCCATCTTGCGCCAGCGGGCCTCATTGGCAACCGAGCCGTCAGCGGCATCGGTCGGCCAGACATTCATCGCGACCATGATCAGATCCTTTCCAACTGGCGCACTCGTCGATCGAGGCCGGCGAGTGAGCGGAACAGGGCGAGGTCGCCGGCGGGTGCTCCGACCGATGGGGTGATCGTCGCCCCGTTCTCGTCGAGCACGACATGGACCTCCCGGATCTGGTCGATGACTGTCAGTCCACCGGCCATCACCGTCACGGTGTCACCGAGCGACCAGTCCCGGCCGAAGGCCTGCCCATCGGTATCGAGCGGAGCGAACACGACGGTGGTCGGCCGGATGCCAGCGGCGAGCGTTTCGGCGCCTGCCTTGTCGAGCTCGGTGGTGTCGGCGGTGTCGCGGCGATCTTGGAATGTCTCGGCCAGACCCCATGTCCCGATCGAGGTCGCATCGGAGGCCTCCCGGATGAGGCGCGCCGAGCCGGTGCCCTGGCCGGCGACGACGACCTTGTTGGTCGTGGCGGCCTCGGCGATCATCGTCCACCCGCCGAGTGTCTCCAGGCCTGCCGAGAACACGGCGCCGCGATCGGTCGCCGCATAGGCGTGGAAGGTGAGGTCGACGACATCGAAGATGATCCGGGCCGGCCGGGCGGTGTCTTGCATCAGCGTGAGCAGGTTCTGCCAGCGGGCCGAGACAGAGATCACCGGGCCGGCAGGCGCGGGGACGGGCACGACGAGTCCGGGCACCTGACGCGCGGCGACGGCCGATGGTCCGGCATTGACTCGCACGAGCTCGGCAAGCACGGCGGCGACGTTGCCGTTGTGAACGTCATAGGCGGTCGTCGCATAGGGCGGCGCGGCGGTGCCCGGTTGCGGATGGGCATTGCGTCGCTGGAGCCAGACCGTGTCATCGACGCCGTTGACGGTGAGCATGTCTCCGTCGATCTCAACTTGTCGCTGTAGCCGTGTCACCGGTCCCGAGCGCCACACAGCATGGTCGAGCACGATCTCCAACCGGGCGAAGCTGTCGGTGATGAACCACTGGCCGGCATCGGTGTCGGTCGGGAGCACGACCTGCCAGGTCGAGATGTCGTTGACCCGCGCGTGGACCTCGGCCGACTCGTAAGGGTCGATCTGCGCTTGACGCGTGCCGACTCGATCGGTGACGTAGAGGTCCCAGGCGTTCATGCCGACAACCACCGGTTGCGCCAGGTGAAGGTGACCTTGCTCGCCGCCGTGCCACCGGCGAAGCCGATCGAGATCCGGTTGGGACCGGGGACCAGCGGCCACAGTGCCGAGTCATCGGTGAGCCGGCCGAACTGGTTGAACCCATCGAGGCGCACGGACTTGTGCCCGGGCCGGGTATCGACGACGAGCGTCGAGCCGGCGGCGATGTTGCCGGTCAGGTGCCAGGCGAGCCCGGTCGTCATGTTGGTCAGCGTCAGATCGGCGCCAGGGCCAAGCGTCGTGATGATCGGCCAGGCATTGACATCGCCCGAGTTGGTGATCGTCGCCTGGGCGAACACATCGGATGAGCCGAGCACGAGCGGCAGGAACGGGAACCAGGTGAACGAGGTCGCGCTGATCGTGGCGATCAGATTCGACTCGGTTGCGTCCTGCCAGTAGGGATCGGCGGCGCGGAAGCCGAGCACGGTCAGCCCGAGCAGCGGCCACTCCTCGGAGAGATCCTCCAGCCCTGTCTCGTAGGCGCAGACCAGTTGACGGCCGGCATGGGTTCCCTGCACCACCGTCAGCGTGCCCTCACCCTTGAGCGGGTCGAGAGCGCGCGCCCATCGACGGAGCTCGTCCCGGCCGGCATCGGGTCCGGGCACCACCACCGGCAAGGTCACGAGCCGCTCTTCGTGGCGCGCATGACCGAAGCGGCCGCCCTGGGCCTGCGGGACGTTGATCGTGTGGATCGTCACCGGTGGCATCATCCGCTGCTCGGCCTCGGTGCGGGTCACGAAGCGGATGATCTCGCCGGCCGCGCTGCGCCATTCGTGGGTCTCGCAGATCGCATCGGGCACCCAGGGATCGAGCACGCTCATGGCAGGCCGGCCAGGAGCTCGAGGCGACGGAAGCCGTAGGCGATGTCGGATGCGTCGGCCGTGCGCGGATAGATGTTCAGCGTGTACCGGCCGCCGCCCTCCTCGCGCATGATCTGGCGAAGCAGATCCTCGGGCGAGACGATCTCGGTGCCGGCCTCACCGCCGACGAACAGCGTCGGCCGGGTCAGCACGCCACCGGCAGCGAGCGTCGGCAGGTTGGGGAAGTCGAAGGTGTGCCCGCCATAGATCTCGCCACCGAAGTCGACGTTGGTTCCGGGGACATGGATCTTGGGCGTCGACACGGCCGGGATGGTGAACGAGAGATTGTTCCACGCACCGATCACGGCGTTGATCGGTCCCTTGATCGCGCTCACGACCTTGCCGACCGCGGTCGTGATCCCACCGACGACCGACTCGATCGCGCCACCGATGGCGTCGAACTTGCCCTTGATCCAGTCGTAAGCGGCGGTCGCCGCATCTTGGATGGCGTGCCAGGCGTTGACCACGAGATCCTTGGCGCTCTGGATCGGCCCGGAGATGATCCCGACGAGCGAGCTCCAGGTCGAGTTGATCCAATCCCAGACCGCCACGGCGGCCGCTTTGATCGAGTCCCAGTTGCGCACGACGATCAGCACGGCAGCGCCGATCGGCCCGGTGATGATCGCCAGCAGCAGCGGCCAGTTGTCCTTGACCCAATCGAAGGCGGCGCGCACGGCTTTCGTCACGGCATCCCAGGTGGCCTTGGCGGCATCGACGATCGTGTCCCAGTTGTGGATGATCAGATAAGCGACTCCGGCGATCACGGCGCCGAGGGCGATGAACGGGGCAGCGGCGACGATCGTGGCGGCGGCAGCGGCGGCGGCGCCGGCCGCCCAGACGACGAAGGCCGGCCCGAGCGTGCCGGTGATCACGACGGCGACGGCGACCAGCGCGGCGATCACGAGGTCCTTGTGATCCATGATCCAACCGAACACGCTCGTCACCGCGGGCAGGATCGTGCCGGTCAGCACCGTGGCGAGCGTGCCGAGCACCGGGAGCAGCGCATTGCCGATCGTCTCCTGGAGCTCTCCCATCGCGATCTCGGCGCCGCGCATCTTGCCGGCCG